CCGCATTGAGAGGCCGGACACATGACCGCAAGCAACCGCGGACGCCATAAAATGCAACGTCGACCCTTGTAAGCCGGGGGCCATCCACACATGCTATGATTTGGAAGTTTCAATCATGATCTATTGGTTGCGCGCGCTGCAGTGACATCGGCAAAGGTTCGGTCTTCGCCATCCAGAACCGCCGCTTGCCCGGTTTCCTCCTGCCAGCGCTGCAGGATCACATCGCAATAAGCTGGATCAATCTCTAGCAGCACCGCGCGGCGCCCGGTGCGCTCGGCTGCGATCATCGTCGTGCCCGATCCGCCAAAGCAATCCAGCACCGTATCGCGCGGCTTGCTGCTGTTGCGGATGGCGCGCTCGACCAGCGCCACCGGCTTCATCGTCGGGTGCAGGTCGTTTCTGGCCGGCTTGTCGAAATGCCAGACATTCCCCTGGTCGCGCGCGCCGCACCAGTAATGCTGCGCGCCGGCCTTCCAACCATAGAGCATGGCTTCGAATTGCTGATGGTAGTCTGCGCGGCCCAGCGCAAAGGTATTCTTGGCCCAGATGATGGTGCTGGACCATTTGCCGCCCGCCTCCTGCCAGGCGCGATGCAACGTTGGCCATTCGGAGGACGACATGCAGATGTAGCTGGCGCCCTTGGTGACCGAGAGAAGATTCGTCAGCGCAGGCCGCAGGAAATCCAGAAAGCCCTTGCCCAGCGCATCATTCGCGATGGTCATTTTCGCCGCCGTGCCGCCTTCATAAGCAACATTATACGGAGGGTCTTGGAAAGCCATGTCCGCGAGATGCCCGGCACCAAGGGCGCGCTCTACATCGGCAAGCTTGGTCGCATCACCGCAGAGCAGCCGATGCTCACCACAACGCCAGAGATCACCTTCGCGCGTGACAGGGTTCGCCGGCAGTGGCGGCGCTTCGTCGGCATCCTCGCCATCTACGCCGGCATCGGCGGCGGCCAGCAGCCGGTCCAATTCCATGCCAGAGAAGCCCAGCACGTCCAAATCCACCGAGGCATCGTCTCGGATGCGCGCAATCTCCGCCGCCAGCAGCGCCTCGTCCCAGCCGGAATTGAGCGCGATCTGATTATCCGCGAGCCGCAGCGCTCGCGCCTGGGGCTCGGTGAGATGCGCCAGTCGAATAGCAGGCACGCTGGCCATGCCGAGCCGCTTGGCGGCCATGACGCGGCCGTGGCCTGCGACCAGCACGCCAGCGCCATCCACAAGCACCGGGTTCACAAAACCGAATTCGGCGATCGATGAGGCAATCTGCGCTACCTGCGCCGGCGAATGCGTCCGCGCATTTTCGGCATAGGGCACCAGCGCCGCGACCGGTAGCGTGATGACGGCAAGCTCAAGCTGCATCTGCTACCTCCGCCCGCGCTGCTGCTACCGTGTCGTAATCGCGCCCATCGCCGGAAAGCGTCACCGACTGATCCGGATAGAGCATCCGCCAGCGCGCAATCGCCAGATCCACATAGGCGGGCGCGAGTTCCACGCCCCGCACAACGCGGCCCGTGCGTTCCCCGGCAATCAGCGTCGTGCCGCTACCCGCGAAGGGTTCAAGCACCACCTCGCCAGGATCGGTGTATGCACGCATCAGAAAGTCTGGCAGCGCCACCGGGAACACTGCGGGGTGTTCCGTCTCAATCCCGCGCCCCTTATGCCGTGTGATGCGCAGCACCGCATCGGGAATGCGCATGTCCTGCACCGGCTGGCCGATATGCGTATAGGCTTTCACCTCGCCATCGGCGGCGCGCAGCCCGCTGCCCTTGTTCGGCGTGCCAGCCCATTTGCAGGGGATGATCTTGTTCGCCTGCCGCGCCGTGCGATTGAAGTGAAACACCAACTCAAACGCCGGGGCCAAACGCCCATTCCAATCGCCCGGCAAACCCGGCCCCTGGTCCCAGGTGTAAAGCCCAAAGCGGCGCCAGCCCCGCGCGCGCATCCATTCCAGCCAGCCCTCCCAATAGGGCTGCCATTCATTCTCGCGATGGATCAGGCCAAGATTGACCAGCGCTTGGCCATCCGGCCGCAGCGCCGCGTCCAGATGCTGAAACACGCCCTGCATCAGCGCATCCCAATCCGTCACACCGCCGGTGGTGTAGGCGCGTTGGTTGCCATAGGGCGGGCTCGTGAACAGCATCGCGGCACGATCGCTTTCCATCACGCGCGCCACCGCCGCCGCGTCGGTGCTATCGCCACAGAGCAGCCGATGCGCGCCGAGCAACCACAAATCGCCAGGGCGGGAGACCGCCTGGCGCGGTGCCTCGGGCTCGGCATCGGCGGGGTCGTCGGCGTCTTCGCCAATCGCCGGCGCGGAAGGGTTCTCGGCAGTGTCTACAGGCAGGGCCTCGGGCGCATCGCCGTCGGACACGGCCTCTCCAGCCGCCGCGAGGATGCCCGCAAGTTCATCCGCCGAGAAACCAAGCGCTGCCAGGTCAATTTCCGCCGCCTGGACGCTCGCCAACGCATCGCGAAGCAGCGCCTGGTCCCAGGTGGCGTTCTCTGCGATGCGATTATCAGCAAGCCGCAGCGCTTCCTTTTGCGCGGGTGCCAAGTGCTTCAGCACGATCACCGGCACCTTGGCGATGCCGAGTGCCTCTGCCGCCGCCAAGCGGCCATGGCCTGCGATCAGCACGCCATCCTCATCCACCAGGAGCGGATTGGTGAAGCCGAAGGCCTGCATGCTGGCCATGATCTGCGCGAGCTGCGCCGCGTCATGCACACGCGCATTGCCGGCATGCGGGCGCAGCGAGGCAATCGCGCGGAGTTGGATCCGCTCGGCCATCCAGGGAAGCGTCATGGGGGGGTATCCGGGAAGGAGTGGGCGAGGACGCGTGGCGCTATGCGCTGAGGTTTGCACCTAAGCTGCTGAAATCACGCCTAAAAGGTGCAAACCTTGTGGGGGTTGGGTGCAAACCAAGTGCAAACCTTGGGGGCCTAGGTTTGCACCTAAATCATTGAATTCACGTCGCTATGGTGCAAACTGCAACCCATATTTTTATTCTGGCGCTAGAGGGGTCGGGCGCTTCCGCCCCCCGCATACAAAATCGCCAGGAAGGAACCATGTAATCAGAAACATTGATATTGGAGGTTAGATCTTGACTTTGCGTTCTCTCGTTACCTGCGCTCCAATGTTCGTTCCGTTCTTCGATCTACTGCCCGCCGGCGTCACCGCCGCTCAACACAACTTCTCGACCTTCACGAGGTATATCACTTTCGTTTTACGCGCCGGAAGGGGGAGAATTGTAACAGAGAATGCGCGCCGCAATTCTCCCCATCCACAGCACATCAAGCCGCGTTCGAACGCGGCAGCAGACCGAAGTGATTCGCCAAAGTTCCAAGCGCAGCAACAAGAATTCCGCAGGCAATGGGTGCCGAGACAAGCCGCCCATTCCAGCCTTGCTGCGCCGACCATGTACGCAGTGACACCTCCAGCCCGACCACGTGCCACGCAATCGAACCGCTAGGGCTGTCAATGCCGCCCAGCACATCGAGTGCATTCAACACGCGACGCCGTGCATCAAGCTGACTGACCGATAGCCAATCGCCGGATGATGCGGCAACACGAATGAACTGCGACGTCGCAATACTATCCAGTGCAGCACTACGAAAGAGCGTACGAAAGATGCAGCCCGCTTCATGCATCTCGCGCGATATACTGCCATGCGCGAGCATTTGCGAGAGCGTGTCAACAACCTTTCGCTGCATGATCGGCGTACCAGTCTCCGGATCTGCTGCGCGAATCGCTACGCCGATATCACCATGCTGCAAGCGCCATTTCGATGGCGCTGACAAATCCTCACGCGGCTTGGCGGGATGTTTGGTCTTGCGTTTAGCGGCCATGGTTATTTCCTCCATTGCGTCGCCCCCAGCGACGATTGGCTTCGTTGGTGATGGCTTGGCGCAGCCATGGGTCGGTGATGTCATCCACCACGATGCTGGCCACGCCATGCCGATGCCACGCGGCCGCGCGCATGGCGTTCAATTCGGCATCGTTGGTTGTGCTGCGCAGGCGCGTGAGCGGGCTCTGCGCGAGCATCGGTGCACCGTGCAGGTTCATGCCCGGCCTCCCTCTGCGTCGGTCGCCCAGAGCAGCAAGGCCAGCGCGTCAGCTTCGTTGTCATCCGCTGGTGCGAAGCCGCGAGCACGCATGGCAGCGACCATGGCCGCCTTGTCGGCATTGCCCTTGCCGGTCGCGAAGCGCTTGATCGTGCCGACCGGGACGCCTTGGTAGGGCACTTCGTGCTGCTCGCACCAGCCGGTGAGCGTGCCCAGGAAGCCGCCATAGACATGGCTTGCATCCGTTCCTGCGTGTCGGCGCACTTCCTCGAACACTACTCGCCGAAGGCCATGCGCGTGCATGGCGATTTCAACGAGCCAATCCGTGAAGCGCAGAAACCGCATGCCGCCGCCCTCAAAGCGACCGGGCTTGAAGGTCATGGTGCCGGAGACCGTGCCGCCGTCACCAAAGCGAAGTGCCCACCCGGTTGTGGTGCCGAGGTCCAGCGCCAGGACGCCTGGGCGGCGTGCTGGGCCGATATCACTGCCGCTGATGCTAGGCGGCCTGCTTGCCAGCGCCGCGGACATGGGGAGAGTCGAGAGAGCCATGATTGTCTCCTGATGGGGATGGTTGTGGTGAGGGCGGCGGCGGTGGGGTTCTTGGCGGAGCACACCGTCGCTGCCCGGCTTTGGGGTTCGGACCGCGCGTGGCGGCCCGGTGCTGTTCGGGCGGCGCGTCACGGCACGCCCTCGAGCCAGGGTGGTTCCGGGGGGTGGGAACCTGGGTGGGAACCTTTCTGGCGAGGTTCCCCTGAAAAATCCTTGCTGTTTTCAGCAAAGTGGGAACCTTGGGAACCTGGGGAACCTTTTTCGGTATTCTCTTTCATGCGCGCATGCGCGCGCGCGTGTATTGGGGTCGGAAAAGGTTCCCCAGGTTCCCAAGGTTCCCCGGAGCCTTTCTTTTCAATGGCTTGAGGGTGGGAACCTTCCCGAACGAGGTTCCCACTTTCGGCTTGAGGTTCCCACCCCCTTGCGTTGGATTGGCCGTCAGTGCTGCTCACCGGTCCCTCTGGCGCCGCTTCAGCGACCAACCGGAAGCGTTGGGCCTTATGCAGGATGCGGGTAAGATCGACGCGGAACTGCCGATCACCAAGGCGAAACACGCGGTCACGCATTTTTGCGAGGACCGTACCAAGGCGGGTGCGCTGAGACCTCTCGGATCCATCGCCCAGCGGAAAGGGTGGGTCGGTGTGCAAGGCGACCTGATGGAGATCGTTGACGCCCACCTCGGCGCTGCCAAAGCGGTCCCACCATGCCTGGATGAATGGCCGCCACGTGGCACCCTCGCTATCGGAAATGGCGATAAGTTCGTCGATATTGCTCAGAAAGCCGGGAACGCCTGCCACTTCCAGGATGCCGCCAAGGACTGCCGCCCATTCCTCATAGCTCCCGATCATCCGCGTGCCGCGTGGCTTGCCGGCGGCGATCCAGGCTTGGCAGAGGCTAAGTCCAGCGGTGACCAGCCTGGCGCGGTTTGCGCGTACCCAGATGGTCAAATCGGGATGGCGAAAGCCATCGCGACGCCAGGGTTGGTCTGTGCGTGCATCCAGTCGAATGCGCACGATCCTGCGCGCCATTTCATTCGAGAAGCTCGGATTATTGCCGGTGGCGATCCAAGTGCAACGGATTGGCAGCCTGACCATCTCGGATTGCCCAAGAACCCGGTCTTCCCAGTAAGGGGCTGTGAGAGCAGCGGCGAGGGCTGCGCTATCAAGCTTCTCCCGCAAATTGTCGATGAGAATGAGCGCGGGAATTTGGCGAAGCTTTGCAGTGATGCGCTTGCGCCACTCCTCATCGTCCCGCCCTTCCGTGGTAACCGAGGCGCTGGAACCAGTCAGCACCGTCGCAATGGCATCGACCATCAGCGTCGCACCGGTGCCGGGCGTTGGCTTTTCGATCATATGCAGTGGCGTTGGTCCTTCGATCATGGGGCGCACAAAGCCGAGCAGCAGCAGGCAGAGCGCATGGGCGCGTTCCGCCTCTCCGGTGAACGGAAAATCGCCAAGCAATTCATCCAGCAATAGGCTGCGCGCTGCGGCGATCTCTTCCGGTGATGGTTTGGCCGGGATGGGTGGCAGCGAAAATCCTGGCGGCGGGTGGTAGAGTAGCCGCGCATCCGGATGATAGCCGGGCTCAGTCAGCAAGGAGCCGTTGCGGCCAAAGACAGGTGCGGTGACGATACCAGCAAGAACGGGCAAGGCGGGATCGGGCGTTGCCAGCAGCGATTTGATCACGTTGGACGGCGGCGGTGTCGGGATTGATTCACCCTTGCCCAGAGGTTTCCGCCAGTCAGCAAGGTTCGCCAGCATGTGGCGCATGCGTTCAATGTCGATTGTCGCGGCAGCAGGGCGTCCTTCATCATCGGGCACAACCCAGGTCGGTTGACCGCCAAGGCGGAAAATCCAAGGTGACCGGTTGGAGGCAATCAGCAGCGACCAGGCGCGACGCGTTGAATGGCGCAGATTGCCTTCAATGGAACTCAAGCTCGGCAGAGGGTGTGAGGGTTCGACAAAGCCGATTGGCAAATGCCGACCTGTCTCGGGTGCGTGAGTGGTGGCCTCAGCGTTGGCGTTGTCCTGACCGCTGATTGCATTCTCGATCAGCTTGACGATGGCGGGGCCACCTTCACGCAGCAGCATGTCGTTGAAATCTGTGCCGGGTGTTGTCGGCATGGCAATGCGCAGCTCGCGCCCTTCAAGCTGCAGCTTGGCGGCGGTGGCTTCCGCGGCACGCAGCCCAGCGCCGGAGGGGTCGTGATCGGCGAGGATGACGATGCGCCGTGCCTCGGGCGGCAGCTGCGCCTGTTCCATGCCGCTGGTGGAAAGTGCTGCCCAGACTGGTAGCGTTGGGCAGGCGCGCATGACGGCAAGGCCGGTTTCGATACCTTCGCAAAGGCCGAGCAGACCTTGTGCGGTGATCGCGCCAAGCCGCACCGTGCCACCGGCGGTCTTGCCGATCATCATGCGCGGCTTTGCGATGGCCGCCTTGGTCACCTTGTCTGGCTGTTCCGCAAGGTAGGTCCGGTGCAGCGCTGTCACCTCGCCGGCGATATTGCGAATGAGCCCGATCATGGCCGGATAGCCGGTGCGGGTTTCGTAATGCGTCAGGTCAGGGTGAAACAGCAGATCCGCATCGGGCGGGATGATCAGGCCGCGACCTTCAAGGTATCGCTGCGCTACGGTGCCCTGGATGGGTGCGGCATTGTCGCGAATAAAGGCGATGTCCAGCGATGCATCGCGTTCCGGCTTTGGCGCTGCTGGTGGTTCCTGCCGCTTGGGGCCTTCACCCTGCCAGCCGGTGATGCCAGCCGCAAGGGCGAATAGTGCACGATCGGCAAGGCCGGTTCCTTGCGCCAAGGTGGCAAGCGGCCCGCCGCCCTGGCCACCGTCGAAATCATGCCAATCGCCGGCATGATCACCGCGCAGCATAATAACGCAGGAGCCTGATTTGCGTGGCGGCGCACCTTGGATATTGGCCAGCCGCCATTCATCACCCTGGCGGCGGCCTTTCGGAAACAGCGCCGGCACCCAGCGCTCAGCGCTGCCGCGCAAGCGGCGCACGATCTCATCGAGATCGTAGCGGATGGGCGCCGCGTCGGTTTGGTTGAGGTCAATCAAGGATCACCAGCCCACGCTCAGCGCGTGTGATCGCGGTGTAGAGCCAGCGCTTGCGGTCCTCCTCGGTGCGCGACAGTTGATCGTCATAGACAATCACATTGGGCCATGAGCTTCCCTGAGCCTTATGACAGGTGATCGCGTAACCCCAGGAGGTTTCGATCATGCCGCGCATATCGCGCCAGTCACGCCTTTCGCGTTCCGGGTCGCGCTGCACATGCTCGTCATAATGGCCCTTGTAAAAGCGGTGGCGGCCGGAGATTTCGTCGCCATCCTCAGTGGTGACGCTGGCGCGAAAGCTGAGCGGCCCGTCATCCTCGATATCGCGGAGGGTCACGAACATGCCATTGATCAGGCCAAGATCGTGGCGGTTCTTGAGGCAGATGATCTTTTCGTCGCACCCTTGCGGATAAGCAAAAGGAAAGCCCGCCGCCGCCTTCATTTGGCTATTGAGCCAGAGCCTTGTGTTATTGCGCCCGCAAATTACCTGCCCGCCGCGCAGCATTTGCTCGGGGCCAACCGCACGACGCGGCATTTTCCAGACATGCGCATCATGCGCGCCGGGGGGAATCTCAATGCCCTGCCGCGCCATGGTGGCAAGGCGGATGATGGCACTTTCCTCTGCCTGGCGATGGATTTCCGTCAGCATGATATCGGGCGTTGCCATGGTGAAAGCGCCGGTGCCCTTGATTGGCGGCAATTGACCGGGATCGCCCAGCACCAGGATCGGCTTGCCAAAGGCCAGTAGGTCGGCGGCCATTTCCTCACCGACCATGGAAACCTCGTCCAGCACCAGCAGTGACGCATCGCGCAGCCGCGATTGCTCATTCAGCAGAAAGGTTGGGCGATGGATATCAGCCAGGCGGAGTTCCAGCCGGCGCATTTGGATTTCGGCAAAGGCACGTTCGGCATATCCCATGCGGCCCAGGCTGCGTTGCAGATCAAACAGCTCCTTTTCGACGCGGGCGATTTCCTCCGGTGTCGCGTCCGAGACGCGATAGATCAGGGAATGAATGGTCGAGGCAGGCGTGCCCTTGCGTGTCATGACCAGCGCGGCCTTGCCGGTAAAGGCTGCATAAAGTACGGCGCTGCACAGGCTTTGGTTCGGCTGTTCCTCCAGACCCAGCGCATCAATGGCGGAACGGGTGGTGGTGGTCTTGCCCGACCCGGCATAGCCGAACAGTCGAAACACCTGCTGCCGCGCGCTGCGATTGTGATACCAATCCACAATCGCCTTGATGGCGGCTTCTTGTTGCGGTGAGGGTGTAAAGCTCATGCGTGTCTCTCCCAACAACGGGCCGCGTAGGGGCAGACGCGGCAGAGGTAGAAATCGGCTTGTGTGGCAATGCGGGGCGGCAATTCGCGGGCCTCGGCGGCGCGCAGGACATCAACTGCGCGATCGGACAGGCGCTGTGCCTCGGCAGCGTCAAAGGGCACGGCCTCATGATGCAGCGCCAGGCTGTCGCGGTTCACGGCGGTGAGGAGTGCCACCTCCAATTCGAAATAGGCCATGTAAAGCTGCACTTGCGCGAAATAGATCGGCTTTGATTGGCGCAGCCCGTGCTTGACCAGATCGGTCCAGGATTTCTGGCCAAGCGCTTTTGATTCCCAGAGCGCGGGCCAGCGAATGCCGATATCCGGCCCGGCAACGATCACCCCATCGGCATGGCCACGCAGCTTGCCGCCGGCGACGGTAAAGCCGAATTGCGTGCCCTCGGCATTGCGGTCGCGAAGGTCAAAGCCCGCCTGACGCAGCCAGCGAATGGCGAGTGCTTCTATCTGATGCCCGGCATCAAAGATGCGGAGAATGCCCGCGGGGAAATCCCGCCCGGTATCCTTGGGCGTGTGCGTCACCTCATAGACAAGCTTGCGCGCGCATTCCTCGCCAATGCGGCTGCCGCCGAGATAATCGCGTGGTGCCTGACGCTGGTTGCGCGCGGTGATGGCCGCATCGATATGGGCATTGACGCGCGCGGTGGTATCGGCGCGGCCATCGGCGGCAATGCCATAGATCAGGCCGGATTGATGGTTCAGATCAAGCAGCATGCGTGCCTCCAAAAGGGATCGGATCGTCGAATGGATCGCGCTCAGCGACTTGGCGTTGCATGGCGGCTTGAAAGCCATCCACGCAGGCTTCGATGATGCGATCGATCTCGGCTGCGCTGCGGTCATGAAAGGCGGCCAGCAGGCCAAGTTCCTGCAGCACCTCTGCCAGCGGTCGGCGCGCGGCCTTGATGGCGGCTTCCTCCAAGGGGGTCTTGTCGATCATGCCGCCCATCCGCCGCGCGAGCGCGCTGCCCGCTTTTGAACAGGGCATGCTGCAAAAGCGGTAATGCGGAAATTCTCCAATGCGCAGTTGGTGGATGTAGCCAAAACCCCGTGCCTCACGTGCGCAGAGCGCGCAGGTGAGGCGCAGCACCTGATCCTCGAGCGTGCAGCCCGACAGTGCTGTTGGGGGCTTGGCCGCGACGCGCGGTGTTGCGCGGCGCGACCAGCGGCGGGGTGGCATGGGCGCATTACCCGTTCAGCCAGGCAGGGCCGCCATTGGCAAAGGCCGGGCTTGCGGCGGGCGGTGGCGCCGGTTGCGCAGCGGGCGCGGGTTGTGCGGGGGCTGACCAGGCAGGCGCCTGTTCGGGCGCGGCTGCGGGAACGGGCGCGGGTTGTGAACCCCATGCCGGTGCGGCAGCGGCTGGCGCATTGGTCGTCGCACGCGGCGGTCGCGGCGTTGGTGCGGGCGGCACGCTCTCACCGGCCATGACCTTGGTGTATTCGGGATCGCTCACCAGCAGCACGCGGTCGATCTTGTTGGTCTCGGAATAGCGGGCGTCGCTTGCGGGTTCGACACGCAGCTTGGCGCCAAAGGTAATGCCATGCAGGTCCGAAAGCCCGCGCAGCACCCGCTTGCCGCGTGCCGCGTCACTCATATCCTGCGGATCGAGGCCCAAGGCGCTGTCGATCATGGCGCGGAACATGCCCTTGGAGATCTTCCAGCCGATTGAGACGCCATGCTCGTCCAGCTTGCCGCCCATCACGGTGAAGGTCTGCCAGAACTTGCGCCGCGCCAGCGGTCCATCCGTGATGGTGAATTCGCAATCCAGCATGCGCACATCGCTGCTTGGCGATTTCGCGCCCTTGAGCAGCCCGCGATCTGCTTCGCCAAGACCATCCAGCCCACCACGGCGGATCTGCATGGTGATTTTGACAAAGCTGCCATCCGGCAAGATGTCCGTATTGCGCGGCAATTCCGCATCATTCATGTCAAGCATGGGTGCTTCCTTTCGGCTCAGGCGGTGGGGGTGGCTGTTGGGTTGGCGTTGATCTTGCGGAGCAAGGCAGCGAGATCGGCGGGCTCGGTTTCATCGAGGCGGCCAGAGCGATCCTTCGCGGGCAGGCCGAAGCTATTGCCGGCACGGCAGACCAATCGGCGCTCGCTGCCGCGTTCGGGGTCGTGGCGCCAGGCATCGCCCTCGCGCTGGAACAGGCCCATGGAGACGACCTGATCGACAATGCCCGGCAATTCGCGCGCGGCTTTGCCGCCTTCCATTTGCGGCTGCCAGGTGACGCGCCCGAATTCATCGGTGACGCGTTCCAGAATGCCGACCATGATGGTGGTCTTGCCCGGCGCGTGTTGCAGGTGCTTCAGCAGCCCGATCACTTCGCGCGCGAGCAAGCCGTAAGCGCCGCGCGTATCGGGCTTGCCGGTCTTGTCGGAAAACGCCTCGGGCCGCGTCTTGGCCCAAGCCATGGCTTGGCGCGTCAGATCGGTGATGCTGTCCAGGAACACAATGGACTTGCCGGCGATCAGCCGCACCAGATCGGGATGTGCGGTGGCGAGGTGCTGGTAATGCGCCTCGGAGAAAAACCCATTCGGATCGGCAGCCGGGTTCACGCCGCCAATCAGGCAGGCGATGGCAATCGCATCATCAAAGCGGCGGATGGGGATACTGTCGCCACGCCAATCCTGGACGGATTTCAGACCGGCTTCGAGGTCGATGCAGATCGTCTCAGCGGCAGGCAGGGTTTTGAGTTGGGAGGTCTTGCCGACACCACTTGGGCCGAATAGCGCCAAAGTGGTTTTATTGGCCGCGCGCGAAAGGCGCTCATCGGCCGTGACAATGCGCAAAGCCATCAGTTTGACCCTTCGCTGCTGGGGTGGGGGCCGGCCATGGCATCGCCATCGCGCTGCGCGGTTTCGCTGAGCAGGGTCAGGCGATAGGTCGGGCGGCCGGTTTGGACGGTGCGTGCCGGTTCGAAGGCTTTGCGGATACGCTCGGGCCAGGCGGTATAGGCGCGCTCGGGAACCTTGAAGGCGATCTCAAGGTAGTCGAGCGGGTTCTCGCCACTGGCGCGGATTTCTTCGGCAAGCCGCGCAAGCCGGGCCTGATCCCATTCCACTTTCTTTGGCAATTCGGCGGTGATTTCCACCGAGCCATCTTGAAAGCGCACCGTGCCGGTGTCCTTGCCGGCCATGCCGCGTGCCGCGATGGCGCGCTGCTGGTAGCGCAGCGCAATCGCGCTTTCGATCCAGGCCTGCATGCGCTTGGCAGCATCAGCCGCCTCGCGGGCATCTGATTGAAGCAGTGCGAGATGCTCGGCTGGTAGCGCGATGATATCGCCCATTTGCATGTGACGCAGGGCTTCGAGTGTGGGGCGGTTGGGGAGCGTGCGCATCAGGCGGTCTCCCCAAGGATCATGGCGATCAGGTTCCGACTGCCATTGCGCGGACGGGGACGAGCGATGACGAGATACTCGTAATCCTCAAAGCCGTGGCGGATTTGCACGAGATGAGCGAAGCCACCCTCGGAAAGCTTCAATGCCCTTTCGGCAAGCCGGATCAGCGCAAGCCTTTCCTCATCCTGCATAAGCTTCAGCAGCGGGCAGATGCTTCGTGCGAGCGCGCCGCGGAAGTAGGTGAGACGATCGCCGGGCGCCGCAGCGCCAAGCCAGGTGCAGAGCGAAGCTTCGGTAAGAAGCTCCGGCACTGCGCGGGGGTCAGGAAGGTGTGTGTCCATACTTAGCCCTACCCAGGCACATTCAAATCCGTCTCAGCCTGGCGAGCTGATTCCACCGATGAGCAGGCGCAGGCGCATTTCGCGAATGCGGCGATAGAGAACGGAGCGTGGCAGCGGTCCCTGTCGCCCGGCCTCGTGCGGTGTGGCGTGGCAGAGCGATGCGCAAATGCTGTGGTCGCGCTCATCAAGCAGTGCACTTGCGCGATCGAGATCGAGGCGCCGTTCCAGCGCGGCCACGGCGTTGGTGGCTTGACCACACCATGCGGCGTAGCCTTCGCTTTCCGGAATGATGTCGGCGAGCGTCAGCGGCTCCTCCTGGCCCGGCACCGCGTCATCGAGTGTCGCGTCATGCCTTTCTCGTTTCTCGCGCCGAAAGCGCGTGGCAAGGCGCGCGGCACGGTGCTGGAAGCAGATCGTGGCGAAGGCCGCGAGGGTTCCACGCGCCGGATCGAAGGATCGCAGGCGCGTGATCAGGTCGAGCAGCAGGTCCTGCTCGATATCCTCCTGCTCATGACCGGGACGCCCGAGCGTGCGGCGCAAGCGGCTGGCTTGGGTTTTTGCGATGGGCCGGATGATGTCGAGATCGGCGAGTGAAAGCCGGGTCAGCATGGGTATCGCTCCTGTCGTTTTGGCTATGACGTCAGGAAACAAACACAGGGGGTTGGGGGCGGTATTGGCGGAAAGGGGCAGAAAGGGGAATAAATACCTCTGCTGATTTAATCCCCCTAAGCTGATCAATGGGTTAGCCCTATTTGGGGCGGAAATCCGCCGATTTCCGGGATTTATGCCCCAGGGCGATTCGGGAAATTGGTCCCAAGGCCGGGCTGTGGATATCGGGAAAAAGAGAACAAGAGGCGAACAAACCTATTGACCACCGGCGCAGACGCTTATCATAATAGTCCTATGTCAATCATTGTGGATTACCCCCATCACCCCCATTCAGGCGCGCCCCGACCCCTCCTGGCAGAGGCTCTTTGGGCCGTCGCAGCGCAGGTGCGCCGCCAGGTCATGTGCCGGCAGAAGGGCTTTGCCGTGCCGGTTGCTGCCCTGGTCGCGGCTGCTGATCGGGTTCTGGCCAATGGCCAGGCCATTACTATTTCCTGGGAGCTCGGCCAGCCGGTCCATGATGGCAATGGCCGGGCCGTTCTGGGCGTTTGCGAGACCGACCCAGAGGTCCCTGGCGCGGCGCTGGTCTCCATCAATGGCAGCCTGATTGCCGGGCGAGATGATCTCGCGGTGAGCACCGCCGCGCATGAATTGGGGCATGTCATTTTTGATGTCCCGGCAGCGCTTGGTGCGCCGTTGCGGCGTTATCGGTCCGTGACGCCCGATCCTGCTGCGCTGCTCGACAAGCGGGCGGTCGCCTCTGAGCGCAGGGCGAATGAATTCATGGGCGCGCTATTGGTGCCGCCTGTTCCCTTGCATCTTCGGCTTTTGGTGCATGCGCATGCCGAGCGGTTGCGCACGGTCAATGCGCCGCATCGTGGCAGGCCGGGCTCTCGCGTGCTGGCGGCAGAAAATCTGATGGAAGCGATTGAGGGGGTGATTGCGGCGCTGGCGATCGATTTCGGTGTCTCGGAGCGTTTCATCGCCGTGCGGCTGGACCGCTACGGCTTAATCCAAGGAGGGGTAGGATGAGTTTTGGGTCGGTCATTCGCAATCGCCGGACTGCGCTTGGCATCAGCTTGAATGACCTTGCGGAAAGGCTGGAAATCTCGCCGGCCTATTGGTCGCGGATTGAACGCGATCATGAAAACCCGCCGCGCGATGAATTGATAGAGCGTGCCGCCGCCATTCTGGGTGTCCAGGTGGATGAGCTCTTTGTCGAAGCGCAGCGACTGCCGCCGGATATGCGCAGGGATATTGGGCGGGTGGTGCTGGCCTATCGGCGTTTGCGCTTTATGGGAAAGAGATGAACGTCATGGGCGTCCGCATCGTCAGGAAGCCATATTACGGAATCGAGGAAGTCTGTCGGCGCTGGGAAATCTCAGAGGCCGATCTGGCTGGCTTTGTGATTGAGCGGGAGATCACGCTTTCAATCGTTGTCGCAAGCCTCCTGGTGGAAATTGGTACGATCGAAGAAGTTGATCACAAAAACTGGTGTTCTATTCCCGAAGAACGACGGCACCTTTCTGGGGCTTTAGATCTCCACCCTGTAAACGCATGGTCCATTCTCACTGAGGGGGCGCAAGTCATCAACTCATTTAAGGCAGCCGGCGACGGATACATTAGCATCGAGGGTCGCGAATACGAAAACGGCGAATTACATGTCGTACGCAACCAGCTGATTGTGCGTCATGCTGAGTTGGTGCGCTTTGAGGCGGCACAGGCTGCCCTGGAGGCTGCGCCGAGCGCCGCACCGCTTTCGGCCGAATCGCAGGGACCGAGCCGTGGCGCACCCGCGAAATACAAATGGGATGATTTCTACTGCGCCTTGGCCGTGATGACCCATGCCGAGGGCATCCCCGAGACCCAGACCGAATTGACCCGCCGCATGATGGATTGGTTCGGCAAGCAGAACCTTTATCCCGACCCGACGACGGTGAAACGGAAAGTCGCGACCTTCTGGCGCCAGTATCACGAGGCGATTGCCCGCAACCCCGCTTGAGTGGGACGGATCGCCGTCTGGGTGGGTAGGGCTAAGTATGAAGCCGGCGCCCACCAACCCTCACTTCCCACCGCACCTCCGCGAGGTCTGCGACATCCTCGCCCGTGGCCTGCTGCGGCTGCGCAGCCGCGCTGCCGCGCCAGTAGCGCAGGCCCCGGTCGATAGCGGAGAAATTCGCCTACACTTCCAGGCCCCCCAGCGCCGTTATGCGAACCCCAAGAGAAAGGGAACCG